CCGGGGATAGCCCCACCATGCAGATCGTTCGCGGTGCCAAACCTATTCCCGATCTGGCGAACCTCATTCATCCCTTTAAGGTTGCCGGCAAAAGCTTCCCTATACGGGTCAAGGTCATCGCCGAGCAGTTGATTGCTACCATGCTTCCGGATCAAATCCTTCACTGGCATACCAGCGTCAACATCGGCTTGAAAGTCACCGCGTTGTTGCTTATAGTCGCCAAGGATACGTTCGTTAAGTGCATCCTCTCGTTTGCCTGCCCTGCCTTCGAGGTGCTTTCCGATGCCGGCTGAGGCTAATGACCCAAGCACCTGCGTCCAGCTTTGCATCCCGGATTGAGGTTGAAGACCGCGCGCCATCAACGCATCGGCAATCTTCTGCTTCCGCTCGATTTTCCTCTGCTCAGCCTCATACCCCGTCGGGATGGTTATGTTACTTTTCTTAGCCGCCATTACCTATCTCCGTAATTGACAGAGGCATAACCCGCAATCGTCGGGCCAAGCATTTGAGGAACAATCTTCGCAACTTCGTCAGCCATGAGACCAATCTGCCGCGCTCCACCCCAGACATAATCAAAAGCATAGACACCAAGTCCACTAATCTTCCGATACAGCAACTCAATGTTCTTCTTCAACCTGCGATCAGACAGCATCATTGCCGAACCGCCAATCTGGGCCAACCCACTCATCATCGCTTGCTGCTGTTGCAACTTCGACTGATAAGCTTGATTAGCCGCGGAGTATTGATCGTTCGCAGCCTGGTAGATCGGAGCAGCCGCATAGTTATTGCCCGCCGACACATTACCAAACTGTGGCATATTCACCTGATTGCCAGTCCTCAATGCATTGAGCATATTCAACGGCTGGTTCCGGAGGTAATCCTGCTCCTGAAGTGCCTGCGCGCGGGCTTGGTTCTGGAAATTCCCTGCCGCCAATCCCTGTCCGAATTGTGCCTCAGCGGCCTGATTAGCTGCTTGCATTTGAGCAGCGTTCTGACCGAACTGTTGCTGCTGCGCTTGGTTGCCAAAGTTCCCTTGCGAAATAGCTTCACTAACTCCCTGCCCGCGAAGGTTCATTGCATTTTGGAATAAGTTCTGCTGCTGTTGATCACCCGCGAGCAGTGCCGCAATCCGTTGGTCATTGAACCCGCGGTCTTGAATACCTCTATCCCACCCATAGGCTTCCGATCCTTGGGTAATTCCCTGATTGGCCAGCTTGGACTCTTGGGCCTCACGATCCCTGTCCATATAAGGCTGCAACCGTTGCATATAAGCATCGGTGATTTGATCGCGCGCGCCAGCAAAGTCCTCATACTTCGGCATTTGGCTGACACCGGAGAAATCATAGTTCCCCTGTATCCCCAACGAAGTCGGATCAATTTGCCCTTGAAAATTCGTCCTATCTAAATTTTGGGCCTGGTCTGGCAACGCCGATAGATCAAGCGGCGTGTTCGCTGTTTGCGCGACGTAATCAATTCCCTCAAGAGCCGTTTGGTTCAGCTTCTGAGACATTTGGTTTTGTTGGTTGTAGAGAACCTGCTGCTCGGGTGATAACTGCGTCGTGGCAGTCGCCATCGGGATTTGCGTCCCATCCGGCAGGGTATAATAATTGTCATACTTATAAGTCAGGGAACCTTCCGGCCCAACCTGATTTATCTGGTTCATGACATTAGAACCAACCGCAGCGTTTAGGTTCGCTGTTCCCTGCTCCTTAGCAGCGGCGGCGTAATCAGGTGCTTTGGGGGCCTTGGGTTTTCCCACGGTAGCGTTCCTTCAAATCAAGCCATTTACACTGATCTCTTGTCATCGAGTAGATCAGTAAATCCCCTTTCGGGGCAGCATCTTTGAGGGTCGCCTCTAAGATAAATCCCATGTGTTCGTCGAGTCGCTGGGCGTCTAGGTTATCGCTCTCGACAATCCCTAGGATTTTGGTAACTCCTAATTCCTCAAATGGGTAGTAGAAACAATACCAGAGGAACTCTCTATTCATCCATTTCCGTCCGATACCTGTGAGGTGGCCGATCACCGAAGCGCCGTTGCACCCTTCATACAAGCATCCTGCTATTGGCCCGACATTATCTTCCCATAAACCAATGATCTGACCTCTGCCAGGTATCCATTCACTATTCAACCGCTTCATCATCCAAGGGCCGAAGAGGTCTTCTTGTCCGATTACTACCCGCTTCACAAAATGCCCGCGGGCCGATAAGCATAGTCCGTGGAAGTCCACGTTACATCTGCCACGGAACTAATAATCTGCATCCGGAAGGAGTGCAAATAGCCAAGGTCAGCGGGGACGGTAGTCCACTGAGGATCGAGTATTTGCACCCCGGCGTCCCAGATACCATCATCCCACAAGTCTAAATTCCACACAGCTCCGGCATCGGAGGGTGAGTAGCTAAGTGTCGTCTGGCCATCGAAGGTTTTGAAATCAGTGTCCAAGGCCATTTGTAGCGTGATATTATTCGAGAAGGAGATATTCGGCCGAACGAGACTAATCTCTTTCTGCCCGCGAGAGCCAAGGCTCGAATAGGCTTGCGCGACCTGTCCGACGATAGGCCCAGCGGCATCCTGCGTGCCTGTCCAAGCCCATGAAACCTTTGTCCCTCCGGCAAAATAGAGGTTCTCGTTAAGCGCTCCCCAACAAGTAGCGTTCCAGCCGGTGAACCGACACCATGCCTTAGTAATCGTGTTCATCACGAACTGATAAGCGATTTGATCAGGCGTCACTGGCACGTTGACGATCAACATATTCTGCGATCGGTGCGTGATCATATGCCAGTCGGTTGTGTTCACCCCATAATCTTCAGCCGCATCGAGGAACGCTTCGGCGATGTTGAAGCTAATCGTAACCGAGCGATCGAGGATTGAGGACTGAACAATTGAGGTCAGCGGGATCAGGCCAGTGCGACCGAGATAAAGCAAATCACCACCAAAGTCAACAAGAGGGCGATCACCCAATGGCTTAACGACATTGAACACTCCAACCATTGACCAAGTGGCAGAACTCGCCGGATCGCTGCCCTGATAGATCGCTATTTCACCGTTGGAAGTGACGATAACAAAGTAGTCCGTCTGGCCGGAGCCACCATCGAGAGTCCAGCTACCAATCGCGACGACCTTGCCACCCCGCTTGAACAGCGCGCCGACCGGGAACTCCGTTGCTGGCCCGCTGATTGCATTAGTCGCGAGATACCAGATCTTCATCGAGTTCTTTTCGACGAACCAAATCCGCTTCTGATGCGAGGTCATATAGAACAAGCTTGCCCCGGATACTCCGGTGATGGCAGGGGTAGCCCACGTTGTCCCATCGAACGTTTTGTAAGCATCGACTCCGTTGCACATACAAAGGAAGTTGCCACCGGCATTGGCATAGTTGACGTAAGACCAATAACCACTGGTGCATGAAGCGACGGATGCGCCGACTACCCCTGCTGAAGTAGCGTCGTAGATGTTGGTCGAGGTTGAAGCGAATAGTTTATTCGTCGTCGAACCACTATAAGGCAGCAACGCTTTAATGTTCGATGGAAAGCCCGTCACCCAATCAATCGAGCCTTTGCGCAGTTCTACGTCGCGCAAGCCAGGAAAGAAGTTGTCGAGGGTAATCGCTTCCAACGGATCCATGTTGGCTAGATTGCCTCTGGCGTTCCAACCTTTGTATGGAGCAGGGTGGGAATATGGGCGCGCCGTAGCTTCGTCCCTCGGCCAAGGCTTCGCTCCCGCTCTCAGCGATGGTGCGGGATACCCCCTCATGATGTTGGCCAGTTACCGGAGGGAACGAACACGCCTGGCTTGATCCCGGCCGGTATCGGTTGCGAAACATTGATGCGGATTTTAACCTTATCTGTTGCGATGTAGTTATTCAGCAGATCATACGCCTTTTGCCGATCCTCTTGATAGGGCAGACCTTTAATCAATTTCCAGCGATAAATCATCCATTTCCTGACGATAAACTCAGGCAGCATGAACGTATCATCATCGGCGGTAATCGCGGCCTTTGGAACCCCATCAGCACCCTTCACACACCAAGTGGACATATACTCGAAAGCAATTTCGCTCAGCGGTGCGGCGGGCGTCGGGTTCATCAAAAAGTGATCACCCCTAATCCGAAACTTATAGAAAGGCCCAGGATTAGGCAACGCCTTCAACGCTTGCCAT